CACCTCGAAGATCTTGGTCGTGGTGTCGCGGCCGTAGACCAGACCATCCGCCGCCGAGCCCGGTTGTACGCTGCACGCCACCGAGAACGACGCCGAAACGGGACCACTTCCACGTGGTACGCCGTCATTCGCCGTCGACCATGTGGTGGTGTAAACGTCCATCGTCTGGGTCAGCAGATGCCACGGCGTGTTCGCCACGTCACGCCCTCCCGGTGTTGTACGCTCGCACGAGTTCGGCCTTGAGTTCGTTGGTGGCCTTCGGGTTCGCGTTCGTGTACGAGTACCCGCCGAGGCTTTCGGATTGCACGCCGAAGTTGCGGCCGCGGGCCGAATAGGCAAGGTCCGTCAGGCGGTAGCACGCCATCTTGAGGTCAGCCGGGATCGTCGCGTACCCGCCGGTGTAGACCACCTCGACGTTATCAAAGCCCTGATCGAACCACGGCTGGACGCTGAAGGTCGCGTTGACCGTGCCGAACGCCGTCACGGGGAATCGGCCGATCTTGGGGTCGATGCGAGACAGCACGCCCGAATCGCCGTTGACGCGATACGTGTCGGAGTCGATGACGGTCGTGTCGCCGCCCGCCGTGTAGAGCGTGACGCTGGTGATGCTGGTCACTGGCCATTCGATGAGTTGGATGGTCTGCTCGTCGTTGCCGTCGTACCGCTCGGTGCGGCTCACGGACTCGAAGCCGTTGGTCAGGTTGCGGTCGCACCAGCGACGGACCTCCATCGAGACGGCGTCCACCAGGACGGTCAGCAACGCGTCCTGCGCGGTGCCGGTGATGCCCGCCCAGACCTTGTACTCGGCGATGCTGATGAGGCTGGCCATGAATCCCGGCCCGGTGCTTTCGCCGCGGGCCGAGGGTGTGTGAGCGAGAGGGGATCAGAGAGCCACGCGGCCCAGCAGCGAGGACGAGTTGCCGAGGTTCTGCGAGGCCGACCGCTCGACCTCCGTGGTGCCGGTCACGCCCTTGGCGCCGTGCAGGCCGATCCACACTGCGCCGTACAACGTCGCACCGCCCGGAGTGATGGCGAACCGCAGATAGCGCCTGACCGATCCGCCCGTGCGGATGTGCACAAGCCACTGCTTGTTCGCGGTATCGGGCAGGGCCGTGCTGGTAAACGACGCGCCCGACAGATCAGCCCACGTGCTGTTGTCGTTGCTGTGCTCGACCTTGAGGACCGTCGCGGCAGCCGCGATAGCGCCGATGGTCACGATGCCGACAACTTCGCCGAAGCCGCCGAGGTTGGTGGTGTCGAAGGCCACGCCGGTGTTGGCCGCCGAGATGGAGAGCGGGCCACCCGTCGAGGTGCCGCCCTGGATGTACGCGTTGAGGAGAACGTTCATGAGTCAGGTTCCTTTCGTTGTGGCGTCTATCAGGCGCCCTGGATGCAGACGATGGGTCCGTAGGTCGACCCGCGGCCGTCGCCGTGAATGTCCACGCAGAAGCGGCTGGTGCCGCGGACGGCGATGCTGTCGTTGTTGAAGTAGAACTGGTCCGAGGTCTGGATTTCCAACTGGCGGCGGTCGCCCAGCATGGTCGCGCCCGTGAAGTCGCCGAAGTAGCACGACCTGACGTTGCTGCCGGTGGCCTTCGGCATGACCTGCGAAAAGAACACGGGGTAACCGAGGAACGTCGCGTCGCCGCCGAGGCCGCCCATGGTCAGTTCCTTGAACTGGTTGGCGGTCTTGTCGACCTTGAGCATGACTTGGGCGAAGAACTGCCGCGAGCAGACGAACGCGAGGCGAGCCGGGTTGACGTTCTCAACGCGACCCATCGCCGTCGTGAAGTCGGAAACAGCCAGCGTGCCCCACGACACGCCGGTCAGGTACGCGCTGGAAGGCAGGGCGACAGTCAGGCCCGACTGGTTGGCGTAGGTGCTGGTGCCGTCGCCGATGAAGTAGGCGTTGTCCTCTGCGATGGCCTGCGATTCCGCGATGCTGCGGGCAACGTCGTCGGCGATGTTGATGGCCGAGTCGGCCATCAGTTCGCGGCTGATCTGGTACAGCACGCCGTACTTCTTGGCCGTCAGGGTGACGTTGTTGTACGAGTTGTCCGCCGGGGTCATCGTGCCGGTTTCGGCCACGGGGACCATCGACGCGAGACCCGTCTTGCGGGGCACCGTCATGACGTCGCGGGACATCGGCACCACGTTCGCCACCTTGCGGGCGATGCCGTACTGTTCGGTGAGGAACACGAGGTTCGGGAGGAACTCGATGGGGACGAGCGCGCCGCCCAACTGGTTGTTGAAATCCACCTGCGCCTTGCGGCAGATGTCGATGTCGGCACGCTTCTGGGAGCCGTAGTCGTACGTGCCGAGGAGGGCGAGGCGGGCCCACGAACCGAAGGCCTCGGCCTGATCGGCGTCGTGGAACACGGCGCGGCCGGACTTGATCTTCGCGGCGTACGCCTTCTTGACGTTGTTGCCGATGCTGAACCGCTGCGGGGTTCCGCCGCTGATGGGCTCGTCGGCGTCGGCGATGGCCGCGTGAGGGGCCTTGGAGCCCTTCACGGAGGCCACGTCGTCGGCGACCTTGACGGCGGAGAACGTGGACCACACGGAGTCAACGTCGATGGCAGCGCCGTCGGCGTCGGTGAACTTGATGCCTTCGGCGTCCAACTTGGCGATATACGCCTTGGCGGAGTCGATGGTGACGTCGCCGGTCAGGCCGTTGGCCTTGAGCGAGTCAATGAGAGTCTTGCGAGTGAGCATGAGAACCTTTCGCGGCGTGGCCGCAAACATGGTGTTCTCTGCTCGGACTCGGCACGGCACGCGGCGCGAAACACTCGGGCCGGCGTGCGATACCTGCCGTTTGCAGGTGTATTCGGTTGAAGCCCGCCAGCGTGCCGTCGCATCGCTGGCAGGGAGTAGGAGGGAATGCGTCGTCAGTGTACCCGCGTCACCGCAGGACGATGGTCCGCACGGCACGGACCCCGAAGTCAGCCATCACGCGGTCGGGCACCTTGGCCTCCAGAAGGGCCTTGCGGCTTTTGTCGCTGGCCGCCATGTCGCGCCCGCCGCCAGACACCATGCGGCACGTCACGTTCATGGGCAGGGCGGTGTACGACACCTCGAGCACCTTGCACCGGCGGACGATCGACTCGATGCCGGGGTACGCCACCATTTCGGCGGCTGTCGGAGCACCCCACTCAAGGGCCTCGAAGCCGATGGACATGGCCAGCGTGCCCGCCTTGGCGAGGGCCACGCATGCCCGCACGTACGGATTGGTCATGTCGTCGTGGAACACCCCGTGGCACAGCCAGCCCGACGGGGTGAGCGACATGCTCCGAACCGTGGCCACGGCCGAGCACACGTCGTAGTTGTGATCGACGAACAAGTTGCGGTTGACGCCCAAGTAGGTCTGCATGTCGCAGCCGCTGGGCAGCACCACCTCCTGCTCAAGATCGACAGCCGCCGTCGAGGCGTAGCAGATCACCTCGAGGGGCTGCCCCGCGGCCTGCTTGACCTTGGCCTTGGCGTGGTAGGTCTGCTTGCCAGCCATCACGCCAATCGGGCTGTCGGCCTTGGTCAGGACGCCGGTAGCGACGGCCCGGCGGCGGATGGCCTGAACGATCTGGGTTGCACGGTCACTCGTCATCGACGTACTCCACGCCGGGCAGCAGGTCGCACCGGCAGTTCGGGTGTGCGGGCGGGGCCTGCCACGAGCCGCTGCCCGTGGAGAACGCTTCGCCAATCGGAATGTCGTTGGGGTAGGCCTCGCCGATGCCCTCGCAGATGGGGCACGGGCCGCCCGCGACGCTCCACGCCTTGGTCGCCACGCCTTGCTGTTCCCATGCTTGGCGGTTGCCCTCGCAGTACGCCATGGCCGTCTCGGTCCTGGCAATGCGAACGGCCTGCCACTCAGTGAGGTCGGGGGCCACCTTGCGGATGGCGTCGCGCAGGTCGGCGATGCTGGTGCCCGCGGCCAGTTGCTTCTCGATGGCGACGGCCACGTGGCCCTTGAGCGTTTCGGGGATCGTCTTGGCCAGTTCGAGGCCGCGGTTGCGGACGTACGACATGGCCGTCTCGCTGGCGACGTTGAACGCGCCGTCGTCGGGGTCCATGCCGATCTTGGCGAGGCCGTCCATCGCACCCGTTCGCAGCATGTCGGCGACGAACCGATCGGCGATCTTGTTGAGGTCCGCAATGGCGGCATTGTCGGGCATTTGCACGATGCCGGTGTCGTTGATCATGCTCGGCACGGCCGTCGTGTACCAGCCGGTCAACGCCGACAGGAATTGGCGGAACAGCGAACTGCCCACGGTCGGCACGCCGGTCGCCTCGTCCCACAGCGTCGCGGCCTTGTACTTGCGGGGCACGCGGGGTCGGTCGCATGGCTTGGTCGCCATCGACTTGGCCTCGACTTCGGGGGCGTCTTCGGGGGTGACTTCGGGGGCGTCTTCGGGGGTCGGCTGCTCGACGTCCACCGACGCCTCGCCAACGTCCTCGCTGGGCATGTCCTCGGCCTTCGCCGGCGGGCCCGCGCCGAAAATGCCC